TTCCGAGCCAGGGCATGATCGATGATGCCGCTTGCTTTCACTGCCGCAATAGCGGACATGTGTAAGTACTTCCTTTCTAGTAAAGTTAGACTATCGCCTCGTCACTTCCGTCCACCAAAGACGCCTATTACAAGAGCGACAGCATTGGCCGCACGGGTGTTTTGTAACGTGAGATTCCCCTGCGCGTTCAGATTAGTGGAACCGAAATTCGGTCCAGTAAAAGAAGGAAGCACGCTACTAGGCCACGATGAAATCGGGGTCCTAGACAGACGTATCTCCTCCCTTCTCTGAGATGCGTTAAGGGTCACGTTAACCGTCGGTTCAATGATGAGTGGTCCGGAATTGAAGATAGTCGAATTTCCTTTAATCCTAGTGAACAGAGTCTTGGAACCTCCCAAGAAGGTACAACCGTCCCAGGCCGACAAGGTCTGGAGGAAGTTACCAACAGGAAGGAGCCAATCTGCCACAAAGGAAAAAGGAAGAATTTCCCACGCGAGGTTCAATGGGTTTGTAAAGCCGGTTTGTGCCAGGAAGCTATGTAACGGGTTGTCTACCCGAAACCGAATCCGATACTTTGCCGTGGTAGTGACCAAAAATTCGGTCACGCCTGGCGAAGCACCGGAAATTCCTTCGGCTGGAGGGTAGGCTAGCGTATAGTAGCGCTTGGCAGTAGCCGAACTGGCTACCCGTTGCACGGTATCAGTTATGGGCGATTGAAGATTTCCCATAGCTGTCATAAAGCCTTCAATGTCAGAGAGCAGAGGTTTCCACCCGTACTGAAGTTGAAGCCAATTACTGGCTAATGACTTCGATGCGGATAGTTTACCAACTGGTCCCTGCCACTTGGCCTTAGGCCGTGCCGCTAGCAGTGTCCTAGCTGCAGAAAGTAAGTTACCTTTCTTCAGCTGGAACAAAGCCTTCGCTATCACAGTTGCATTACTAAAGATAAGCGAAGACAACTGGCTGACCTGCGCAAGGTTCTGGGCCATATTGGCCTGCAAACCTTGCTGAGACTTAGAGATCAGCCGCTGCAAAGCGTTGAACTCCGCCTCTGGTATCACCAAAGT